CCGCTTATACTGTTGCTGTCAGAAGAGCCCGCACCGATAGAAGACACAAACCTGAAATATGTCGAACCACTCGCAGTAGCGGAACTGGGACCTGTGATCTCCTCACTGGTAACAGCCCCGTAAACATCAAGTCCGGTAACCGTATAGGTGATTGCCGTCGAGTTGCCGTTTGAGGTAATATCTACCGTCCGCGCCAGTTCTCCGAAATCAATATACCCCGCGTTGTCTCCAACGGTCAGGGCATTGGAAGCACTGTCCGTGTAGATCAGCTCCACTACGGAATAAAGATTTGCCGAATACACACTCGCAGTGTTGGGTCCGGTCAGTGTTTCACTCACCGTAAGACCACTCCCGTTCTTGCCTTTAAGGGTAATGGTAATCCCTGAGTTGTTATTGACCGAAGTAAAGGAAACACGACGAGGAGAAGCCATCCCGTAATTGACCCGTCGCTTGAAATCCTTTTCTTCCGAATCCGCACCGTCTATCGCCAACTGACCGCTAACGCTTTGAGAAGTACAGATGCCGTCACCGTCACCAGCCGTTGCCATGCCACCGTCGAGAAGCATGTAAAATTCGTCATCGGTAAGAGCAGCAGCATCTCCCAGTGCATCCGTATCAGCAGCAGGGTTACTCTTGCTTTCCGCCACAGCGGAGTAGGTATAGGTAAAAGCCCGTAAGCTCATCATACCCTCCTATGTCAAGTTAATGTTCTGAATATACCAGACAGTCAAAACACCAACACCGTTGCCACCCGCAACAGAGTCAACGGAAATATTGACATCGGTTGTCCCGACATCGCGCCAACTGGCTCCGGTGCCGGTAGTGGCGGCTGTCATGTTCACCAGACCCGCTGCTGTCATAACCATGCCGTTGACATAGAGGTCAGTGGTTGAACTGTCGCCCACATCCAAAGTGTTAGTGCCGCCGTCCCACACCGTTGTTACAAGACACTTGATGTCCACGATCTGGCTGTTGGCGGGAATAACGATGCTTGTACTGGCCGATGCAGCCGCTTCGGTAATAGCTTCCGACTGGGCCATAACGGTGAAACCCACATTCTTCATGTCGGTGCCGACTGTTGTACCAGTAGTGTTGTAAATGTTTCCTGCCTTAATAGGACCGGAAAAAGTAGATGTACCCATTGGGTTCTCCTATGAAAGAAGCTCCAGAGTCTTCATAGCGCCTGCTGGGTCAGTCGCTGGAGCTATTATCCCAGAAATTACAGTCTATATCATATTATTCATCAATGTCCCATAGTTTAGGAAATAGATGCCCCGTGTTTAATTTCGCCTCTTTAAAAAAAAGAGGGGGGTTTCGCAAGGTTACGTCACTAATGTAAACACTGAAATTTACAACAGTCCTGAACGATGTCCACCCCCCTGCTTCAAGGTAAAAGGAATACTAGGATGCGCCTTCGCAACCAAACATTCCCAGAGGATCAGAAACGCCGAAAGAATATCTTTCACGCGCCTTATACCGCACGTTACCCGTATCGAAATCGCCGTCCATAGAAGTCTGGAGCGGCACACGAGTAAAGTGTTTCATCCCGTTGGGCACATCGGTAACGATATACCAAGAGCTTGAATCGGTGAGAAAGTGATTCACCCGGTAACCCTCAGGTATCGTCCCGTTGTTGTTCAACGCATTAATGTCATTGTCTGCCGTGCCCGGTCGGCCTTCCGAATCCAAGATCCGGGTAGCCACGAACATGTTGTTCGGCGGAACAATTAATTTGCGCGGACGAGCGGCAATCAACAAGCCCTTCTCATCCACCCATGCTGCAATGGTAATAACCGCCGCCTCAAGGCTGGTCTCATTGAGATCAGTTTGAGTCGTTGGGGTGTTCTGGTTATTACCCCCACCAACTGTCGGATGGGCGGTATTAAAAAGAGATACCCCGTCACCCGAATCAAAGTTATCGGTGGTTGGAAGACCTTGGTTAAGCGGGAAAGCCGCCTTCACCTGCTTGGTATAGGCCATCGCCCGTGCCAAGGCTTTCGTATAACGCGCCGAAAGCGAATCATACAGATTGTCTTCCATCGCTTCTTCTGTGATGGCGAAACCCATCGCAATGGTTTCGTTGTTGTAACGAACCGAGAAGCTCTCACTGGCCGTGTCGTAGGCAATGGCTTCGCCTTCGGGTTTAACCGGGGCTTGACCAAAACCAGTCAGCTTAACTTCCTCTTCAAACGAACGATCCGAAGTCTCCGTTTCATAGATCTCTTCATGTTCATTTGCATAGGTTTCATAAGTTAAACCAAACAACGCATTAAGACCCGGAAGAAGCTCCTTCAGCATCTGTGCTCTTGAAATAGCCATCTTCTAGCCTCCTATGCTAACGTGCCCGTGTCGTACTGATGCACACCAAAGTTCCATGTTACAAGAACATCCGGGTATGTATCAGTCCAATTATTATTGGGTGACTCGAAAAGCCCAACAACACGAACAGCCAGAGTTGCAGTGGTAGCCGCATCAGCGTCTACCGCCATTTTACTACTTTTACTCAAGTCCAGAGTATTCGCAGTAGTAACATTGACAAGAGCAGAGTTAAGACCCTGATCCGTCGATGCCATCGCTGCATCGCCCTGTACCTTAAAAATAGCGCGAGGGTTGTCCCAGACAGACACTTGAACGTCTGAGTGCCCTGAAGCCGTCATCGCACTCGCAACAAGATTGTTGGAGAACGTAAGGGCTCCAGTGGAACCGTCAACGTAACGGAAACCACAGGCAATACCTATGGGAGTGTTAGTAGAGGAAAACGTGGTCGTGGGTGTCGCGGCAATCGCCGTGGTAACACCAGAACCAAAATGTACGGGTTGCCCCGTATAAATAGCACTCGTGTTATTTGACCCCAACGGGTATTGAGTGAACCCGCCAGTGTTATAACCCTGACCAAGGATACCTATTTGTACCATCCCATAAGGTGCTTGAACTGAACCAGCCATGATTCAATCTCCTTATGTTACAGAGAGCTATTGCCCTCCTTTGCCAAAATTAACCCTCGTCTCCCTTTCAGGCTTGAGAAGAGGCATACGAGGATCGTTCTCCCGCATGTAATTCGCGTCTACAGCAGCCATCTGTTGTTCCGCAATTCGCTGAAAATGGGCAGAGCGCTTGTTTACGTTCTCTACAGAATTTTTGCAAAGAAGCAAACCACCAACTTCGATATTTCCATCCTTCCCGAAACGGGAACCTACATCCGACCGGATGCAGAGTTCGGGGTGGTCATCAGCCCGACAGGGCTCCCAACCATCACGAAACATCTTGGAAACATTGGTGTTGTCCGCATGACCCATCATCGAACTGCGTACCCACCTAAATACCCACCCCGACTGCGGGTCCGGGTCAGGCAAGATAGAAGGCGGGGTCCATTGGCTTTCTGTGCGTGAGTCGGAAATCTCACGGGTCTCGTGATCTCTTCGTGTACGATCATCCATGCGCCATCTCCTGTTTTGCGACTTCTCGTGCATATTGTTCAGGCGTAACACCCAACTTCTTGGCGAGATCCATCTGGGTGGACGTGAGAGATACCTTGCGTGGAGACTTGCCGCCGCGAGTAGCGGGAGCAACCACGGATTTGCGAGGGGCCTGCTCACGTACAGGAGCCCCATCGAAGTAATCAGGAAAAACAGTTTTTAACCGTTCATCTATGACCTTGTAATACTGATCTGGTTCAGTACGGGGATCAACCCCCTGCTTCTCCAGTTTAGCACCGACGCCATAAGCAAAGGCCGTCATTTCCTCATCACCTTGTGTCCCGAACCAAGGGTTGTCGCGTAACCATTGGATGCCACGGGGATCAAGAGGCTGCTGGGTTTGTTGCACTCTTTGAGCCACTTGTTGGTTCTGTACAGCAACAGCCTCTTCAGGAAGCGGGCGTAAATCCTCCACGCTTCTCTTTTCGTAAAGAGCTTCATTAACACGACGCTGGGCTTCAACGATACGATCCGAGTCTCCTGCATCATAAGCCTCTCTAAAATCTTTCTCTGCCGAAGTCAACTCTGTTTCGGACTTGGACTGTGTAGCGGTATAAAGCGCTTCGTTGCCTCTTTTCAACAACTCTTTTAACTGGGTGTTCTCTCCCATCATCCGCTGGGTGTGGGCAACAGCCTCCTGTCCTTGACGTTCTGCCGTTTCTTTAGCTCGGCGCTGTTCGTGAAATTCATACTTCAGCCGCTTGATACGCTTCTGGACACGGTCGGAATACTGACCGATCTCGTCTTCTGAAATATCAAAGTCCGCCGCTGCATCCTGATCACGCGCCGCTACCTTATCTTCAGGGGGAGTGTCATCAACTACCTCCACCTCTACGTCTTTGTCTTCCTCTGGTTCGACTACTACAGTTTCATCAGCCATCATCAAGCCCTCTTATAACCGCGTGGATCTTCCACGACTGCTTCAATAGTATCGTCGTTTATAAGACGAAACTCCACACCGTGGATCTTGACCCGTGTTCCCTGAAAAGCCCGGAACAAAACAAAGTCTCCTTTTTTACACCACGGTCCCGAAGGAAACTTTTTTTCATCTGCATATGCTTCAGGTCCCATACCTGCCACATAACCGACAACACTTGCAATAGTTTCCTCTTCTACGATCTTGTCTGGCTTGATAACGCCCCCCGTTGTTGTCGCCTCCACTTCAGGGATCGTAATAAGTAATTTGTACCCAGTTGGCTGGGGTAACTGTTTAGCTTTCTTTTCCTCTTTTTCTTCTTTTAAATCAATGACTTGCGCCATGTTTGTTCCTTTCTGCTTACCGCTTTAAACAGGGGCGGTAGTTCCCCGTGCGCTACTCCTTTTCCTCGTCTATCTTCACAAGATCAAGAAGCTCGCGTTCTGCAAGGGCCATGCCTTCGATACGCCCGACCAGTTGCTTGTACTCGGCGTAGTCCTTAGCCCCACCTAGGGTCAGGTGGTCGGAACCCTCGTTCATATACTCCCGCAGCTTTTTCTGTAAAAGTGCGGCAAGGTCCTTTCCCTCCATCAGGAGGCGGACCGCTTGATGTTGGCCCAGTATTTCTTTGCATCGTCAGGATACATGCGTTCCCCGTCCAAAGTCACCGAGGGTGTTTTTGGCGGTTCGGCCCTGATTGTTTTTTTAAACGCTCTTATGGGCTTGGCCGATGCTGTCTTTTTCTTAGCTGCTGCTTTCTTTGCCATTACTCTTTCTTCCTTTCATTTTCCATTAGCTGTTTCGCCACCTCGACACCAAGACGGGCTCCCTCCATCTTTTCCTTTTCCTCAAGTTCAAGCCCTTTGAAATCTGCTTCCATAACTTCACTGGCAATCTTGGCCCCTATCTGGGCTCCCACTGTTCTCTCTGTTGATTCTATGCGTTCACGCTCACGGGCATCCGTCATGGCCGCTTTTTCCAGCTCCACTTCCGCCCGTAACTTATCGGCGGCGGCTTTACGCTCGACTTCCATTTCACGGA